GGTATGATATAGATAACCAGGCTTTACACCTACTTCTTGAGCTACGTATTCCATTAATCTCCAAGCTAAATAAATATCATTACCGAAATGTTGGGCAAAGTCTGAACTTCTTTGATGATAGCAAATATGTAATACCTTCTCTCCCTTACCATTCTGACGAATAAGAAAATCATAATACATTGAGCAAGGTATACGTTTACTTCCATCAAGGAATCTTAAATCTGTACCATGGAATATAGGGAGTACTGCTTTACGAGTATCATTATCCCTCTTAAGAAGTTCAATAACTGATTGCATTGCTAAATCACAGTTAAAAGAAGTACTACCATAAATGTCTAACGAGTTCCAAATACGCTCTGGGTAGGTGTAATCAAACTTACCATTCACCAAAAACTGTTCCCATAAATCTTTTCTCAATTCCCAAGCTTTACCTGGATTTAAATCATACCAACCAATTCTTTCTTTAAACTCTGCATCTGCCCATTCCTTTGAATGAGAGAATATGAATAACCATACTGGGTCTCCAAGTGAAGTTAAACAGTATTGTTGGCAAATTAGTTCCTTTGTTTCAAACTCTTCTTTACCTTCAATCACTTTATTTTGATAGGTCTTTGGTTTTACAAGTTGACCATAACTGTTGAGTTCTCTACCCATTTCGGACATTAACTCAAAGCTGTTAGAATATATCCTCATTTCTTCTGTTTTAAAAGTTTCTTCTTATATGCTTTACGTTGAGAGTAAGAGATTACATTCTCGGGATATTCTATATCCTCATATTCAAGAAGTAATTCTTTTGCTTTCATTGATTTATATGTTTCCTCATATAAATCTGGTCGAAGCACTTTAAAACTTCTAAAGAATACCTTGAATGAAGAGAATTCCTTCTCTGTACCCTTTTGGAATTTCTTCCATATCTCTTTTATTCTCTTATTCCAAGCATTCTCTTCTGCCCCCTTAAGTACCTTCTTCAATGGCTTATGGGTATGATACATTAGAAGTGTCTCCACATTTCCGTACATTTGAGTCGCGAATAGGTTGATTTGTACTGACTGATCCGGACCATATACGTACTCTGACATTCGTTGAATTAATAGGAAATCGAATATTAACCTCTTGGTAATCTCCGAAGCCCGAACTACCATTGTAATAACTGGAATGTCCTCCCCGAATCGTTTTGAAAAAGTCGCTGCTATTAGACATTGCTTTCCGTTATCATGATGATTGTTAAACATATAGGTTATATTGTAATTCTGATTGTACTTATTTCTCAGTACTCTCAGTTTACTACGCAACAAGTCAAGCTTATTAAAGTCTATGTAGTTATTCAATAAGCTAGTCCACTTAGTTTCTTTATAATTGAAACACCGCCCATAATCAAATTCTGGGTCTACCCAAGCTTTTCGTATATTTATAAATACATTATACACTACTGCTACCCCACTATTGGCAATAGCCCCCTTTGCAAATAAAGCAGGCTCTAATCTTAGGAATCCCTCATTGAGTTTTTCCCATGCCTCTTGTGAAGTAGCAAATTCTAACGAATGGAGGGACTCCTCCGGATTAAGTTGAAGTCCCTCTAATTTATGGTTCCATCCTGACATGCTAGTAATTAGTATTTTGTCTCCATAAATTGAGACGTTGTTTTTTAAAGAATAAACTAAATAATCCGCAAGGAGTAAACCCATTCATGGCTAAGAATCCCATATAGAGATAGAAAGCTTTTACTAATGATTCCTGAAAATCTATTTCTTTGGTCATTACTTGAGTTTGTTTCCAGGGTCTACACTTAAGGAAGTTCCTTGCTTTATTGAGTTCATATATTACTTCCCATAAATATAGCTTCTCGTTTTCATGAGATATCTCGCTCATTTCATGAAAACCTGGGGTATAAGAAACTATCCTATCATATTCTGCCCTATCTTCTCTTGCCCAATCGGTTGGACTTAGTATAGGGTATTTCCTTACACCTCGATGATCTGGGTACTTGATGAGTAGGTCTTTGACTCCAATTGCCATTACCTCAAATAAACTCTTGGCATCTTGATATTTTAATAAATCTTCTGGCAATATATTAGAATACAGAAGCAAAGTAAAGAAGAATCCCAAAGCATCTGCTTGTTCTTCATTTGCATTTGCTAGATGATTTAATACCTGAGTATATTCCTCTGAGGTTAAACAATCATTATTCCATCCATAATCACGATATATAGATACTACTTCATCGGTAGATTCGAACCCTTCGGTTAATTCCTCAATAACCCTACCAATAAAATCCTTTAGGATAACTTGGTTCTTTGGGTTATTTATATCTAAGGGATAATCTGGTAACTTCTCTATAGATTTATATCCAGAGAATTGTTCTATCCCAAGATCATACATTTCTTGTAGTACCCGTGCCTCAGTTTCTTCTACCTGAGGCACTTGTTCATTTATATTCCTGATGTCCATGATTATTTACTTCCTGATGAACCAAAACCATTCCCTCCTCTACTTCCCCACATCTGGGATTCAGTATAAAATTCCTCTTGTTGAATCTCTTCTGGTTCAGTAATATGGATAGGTACATGAATAAATTGTACCAGCTTCTGGCCAGCCTCAATAACCTGGGCTTCTTGAGAAGTGTTGTATACTCCAATGTGTATCTCTCCAACATAAGGGGAATCCACTATCTCGGCAGTAAAAATTAACCCTTTCTTAGTAGCTATACCAGATTTGTTTGCTGCCATTAACATAGATGCAGGAGGTTCTAGCAAACCTTTGATACCCGATGGGATAAGTATCCTATGCCCAGGTTGTAAAGCTATATGCCTTACGAAATGTTCACTAAATGGCCTATATAAAATATACCCATTTGAATCAAATTCGTTCTTGTCATGAATATCCTCAGGATATAAATCAGTTGGTACATAAAAATCTAACCCAGCATCATTTGGGTTTGCTCTGTTGGGAGATACTACCTCCCTTACTTTGATAAATCTAAATCTGTTCATAATATATTACATTTACGTAAAAGTTGTCCAAAGGTTAATTTCTCGGGTCTAGAAACATGTACTCCCAATGAATTACACATTCTGATTACATCGGTAGAACCTTCCATACAAAGGTTAGCAAGTACATCTTCTTGCTTTACAAAATAGTTTGGGTTGTTAAGGTATACCTTGAACATAGCCCATATCATCTCTATTGGTTTCATTATTTAGTACACTCTTTATAAAGTTCTCTAATACGTTTTCTTGGTACTTCGAATTTCTCAACGGTTTTGGTAATAACTTCTTTTTTGTCTTTCCCTTTCCGAATCAAGCCTCGGATGTATTTCTTGATACCAACCGTATCTTCTAATACATCCAAATCCTTGTATTGATTCTTCTGTTCTAGCTCTTTCCTTGTGATATTCAAGTTCTGAGACATCTTGAATGCACATAGCTCTGAGTCTCCGCATAGCTTACACTCTTTAGTTGATAGGTCATACCCAATACCGAAGCAAGGGTCTCCATTAGTTCCCAGAGTACTAACATCTATGGGAGTAAGGATATCTTGCTTCGATAAGTCAGGAAGTTGTTTCTTTTTCTTAGCCATTATATATCTTTTTTTACGTTTATATAAATAAAATGTATATTTCACTGTTATCTTCTATGGGAACATAGGAATAACCGATGTTATTTATAAATAGTTCCCTGAGTTTATATAATTCTTGGTATGAATTTCTATCAGGGCTCTCTTGACATACTTTGACTACCATACCATTACTCCAGTACAAACAAAAGAAATGAGTAAAACATTCGGGGGTATTTTGAGAAGTTTCCAAGTTTGATATCCATATCAAATCTCTACAGTTGAATACATGTTTAGGATTATGTACCTCTCCCACAACAAGAGACTTAAACGACTTAAACCATTCTTTAATCTTCCTCATCATAAGTATAATTAAGGTGTTTACAATGGGGACAGACCCATTCTTTTAAATGCCATCCCTTGATTTCTAAATCCTCTTTATGAAAACGTTTCTTACATGAATGGCATTGATAGCCATCCTTAGAAAGTATGAAGTCTAAAGCGAGTATTATTATCATAATAACAACCGCTGTAATTAAAATATATTTCTCCATCACTGAAAGCCTTTGATTTTCTTTTTAGTATTATTGGGTTTCCTTAAGAGTACCCAGCAATAAATACCGGATGCAGAGATTTGGATTATCTTCCAACCATCTGATAATAGAGTAGTTAGTTTATTATCATCCTCATCTCTGATACATATTAGTTTATCATTATTCATAATGCCTATATGCTTATTAATTGTAATCTTCTTTTCCTCCTACGGAGAAAAAGTAAATACTCATAGTACTTACAAGTCTACTTAAGTAAGGCCTCATATTTATTCAATATCCTATTTATACAGGTTCTATTGACTTTAAAACGTTTCCCAATTCTACTAGATGACCATCCTAAAGATTTTAATCTTATAACCCTTCTATGAGCCCTTATAGAAACTTTACGATAATCACGTTTATCTAATCTCATCTGAGACATATTCTCAGCTTGTGTACCCCAATATAAATTATCTACATGATTATTTAATGGGTTATTATCTTTGTGACATACACAAGGTTTATTCTCTGGGTTAGGTATATAAGCTAAAGCTACTAACCTATGTACCTTAGCTAATCTCCTAATACCTAATTTTGGATTTCTTAAAGTAACGTATGGCCTTCCGTCATGTTTGGTATATTTAGTTTTTAACAAATGATAATCCTTTAGATAACCGTGTCGATTATTCTTTCGGGAATATACTTTACCATCAACAGTTACATAGTAACCTGGGAAATCTGATATATTATCTTTCATAACTTATGTTTAGGACGTTTTACTAAAATTACTTTTAATTTCTCTACTTGATAATACCTTTTTCTAGCTCTAGCATGTCTAGATAAGTAATTACCTGGATACATTAAATCATCTACATAAGCTTTCTTTTTAGAAGAGTCGGTTCGAACTAATCTACCTAAGAATTGGATAGTTTTCTCGTTAGATAACATGCTTGCTGCATTAAGTAAATACCTAAGCTTAGGAAAGTTTTTACCTCGAGCAATGATTGTAGTTGATACCAGGATATCTATTTTGCCTTCCCTAAAATCCCTCATTATTTGTTGTCTTAACTTAGAGGGAGTATTAACATGCACGTAGGCAATATTATAGGCATCGCCCAGTTTCTTTTTAAAGAACTTATATAGATTTTCACAATGTGCAATATGCTTGCATACTACAAGAGCAGGATATCTACCTTGATTAATATTCCATCGTAATCGATTATAAGCCATGGTCCACGCGGTATTATTTTCGGTAATAGAATCATCATATATCTCCTTATAGGATATACAATCAGATTCCCAATTACCATACCAAGGTTTACCGGGTACCATCTTTACGATAGTTTTAGTTGAGTAACCCTTCTTGATGGAATCCTTAAGTTTAAACTCAGCAATCACTTTACCAAAGAAACATTCTAGGTTCATGTTCTTGACCTTATCCTTAGCAAGTTTACTCATATAAATGGTACCGGATAATCCTATACGAATTCGGGTATTAAACAATCTAGTGATTACATTCTGATATTGCTTACTACCTCCCTGGTCAGCCTCATCCACAAGTACCATATCTATTTGAGATAATTCCTTTTGATAGAACCTCATATTCCTTGAGATGGATTGAACCATACCTATAGTAAAGTTACTCCAGTTTAAAACCTTGCCTTGAACAAAAGTGATATCTTCTCCCGGAAGATATTGCTTAAATTCTTCTCTAGCTTGATTTAACCAATCCGAATCATTAGTTATTAGCAAAGTCTTTAACTGTTTCTTATAGGATAAATATAAAGACGACATGATAAGAGTTTTACCTGCATTAACCGTGTAATCTAATACACCAATATGAAAAGGGGTATTCCCTATCTTATTATTGATAACTGCCTTAACTGCTTTCTCTTGTTCTGGCCTTAATTTATATTTACCTATATTCGTAACTACTTTACTGACTTTAGGTAAAGGTTGACGCATATCTACAACTTTAGGTTTAATCCCCATCTCAATACACATATCGTATACTTTGGGAAGTAAACCTATTTTAAATTGCCCAGTCTTGGTGATGTAATGAATCTTACCATCCCAATTCTGCATACCTCTTTGCCTTGTTCTTAAATAGAAGGCATTTGGATGTCGAAGGGCAAACTCATTATAGAGTTTCTGTGCATATTTGAGAGGTATATCAAGTTCACACATATTACCATTCTGAATAATTATCTTACTCATATCAGTTTTTTATTCGATCCCAGAGACTACCTTCTACTTGAGGTTCATCTTCTAAAGATTGTTTACCCTTATTTTTATATAAATACTTATTATACCTTTCTACTGCTTTATCAGTATATAACTGAGCAATATCTGGTAATCCATTACACCATGCAAGAGATTCAAACTGAGCATCAATGAATGTCTTATAATCCCAACCCTCTTCTTTTAGGAATTCTCCTACCTTTGCAAAGTGTACATACTTCTCTGGTTTGTTTTCATAAGATTCATAAATACCAGTTGCCTTAGCAATCTTACCTATGAAATAATCATGTATCTCTTTAGTAAGCTTTGAATCTGAATATTGCAATTCTATCTCGGCATCTACTTGATTAGTAATGTTATCCTGCATAGATATTAACCTTTGCATAACATTCCTATAATCAGTCATCCTTTTTAGTCCAGTCTCTATATACTTGATAAAACCTTCCCTGGTATCAAGTTTAAAATCCTCACAAAAGGTATTACATATCTCAGCAAGCTTTTTACAATTTGCCCATTCTCGGGAATTACTCTCATTTATTTTACGAACTCCCCTATGCTTTAACTTTATACGAGTTGCGTATAAAATATCAGCAACAAGGGCAGCATCTCCCTTGGATGCTAGTAAAATGTTAGAAACTTTCTTAGTATTCTTATTGTTAGAAACTAAGACTGCTCTAGTATTTATTGCCTCTTTTCGTGCAATAACAAAAAAAGCCTCAACTGGGAAATTATCTACCTCTAAGGTATTTAATATTTCCTCAAATTGAGACTTAGTTATATGGATAGATGGTTCACGCATAAATATATTATTTTATAATATAATAGGAACTCCTTATTTCAATGAGTTTCTGATAGCAATCAATTCTTGATAACTCTGGTACCGAGTAGAATATACTAACCTCATAACAGCAGATTTTCCTAAATCATTACAATCTTTTCCTTCTGGTAGAAACACCACCTTGACCTTTTTATAGGCAACAAGTTTGAGCGCCAGATTGATTGCGTAGTCTTTGGCATCTGGGTCCAGGAGTATAATATATCTTTCGCATTGGGATTTAAGTAGCTCATTGACTTGGTACTGACTAATAGCTTTGCCCATTGTGGCAATGCCTCTATCTCCCATGGTAAGAGCATTAAGTGCTCCTTCGCAAACGAATACCGACCTATACATTTCCAATGCGTCATGATTAAAGATGATAAACTGTTTTCCAAGGCCCGTGATATCTTTGTCTGGGTTATTATACCTGGGACCTTTTCCGATAACGTTTCTAGCATTGTAGTATTTAAGTTGCCCATGATAATAGAAGGGGATAATAAGGTACCCGTAAGTTTCCCCCATTGTGCCATAGCCGATACCACATCTTGAAAACTGTTCGATACTGAAACCGCGTTTCTTGACATAGCCTCTAATACTTTTTGCAAGTTGGCTGTCTCCAAGCGAAATATTTCTAAATCCCTCGGGCAGATACAGAGGCTTACTTTCGGCAAGTTCAAGTTTCTCCTCCTTAAATTGAAGTTCATCAAATTGCCCATTGTTCAAAAAGTTTATTAATTCATGATATTCAGTGAATCCCTCTATATCCATTATTAATTGGGTAGGGGATGGGTGAGCATTACATCGAAAACAATTGGTTCGATACATAGATAGGTTAACACCTAACTTATGTTCTCTCCCGCAATATGGGCAAGTAGGTATTCTCATCCAGCCATGCCTATAATCATATCCACCTAATCTTTTAACGAAATAAGTTCGTAGTCTAGATTTAAACTGGTTTGTTATTTTCATATTCTCGTATTGCTTCCCTAACTACTTTCCTTAACTTCTTTAAATCCTCTAAATCTAAATTACCGATAGAGGTTGTTTGATAACCGTTATGAGATATCTCTAAAGATAACCCATCCTCATATTTATCTTTTGTGATAACTATCCTTTTTGTTTTCATATCTATTCTTTCGTTTCTTACCACATCTTTCACAATAAATCCTCAAATGATTTTTGGTATAATACTGAGCCCTCTTTCTACCACCTTTCTTTGAAAAGATAGCTTTTCTAGGTTTCATCCTATATTCATACCAAAACTCATGTACCCACTTATGTATACCTAACTTACATTTAGATATCTCCAGTAGTTCTTCCCCTTTTCTTAGAATCTGCATCAGGATTGCTGCCATTCTTCTTAAACGATTCATCCAACTTTTTTCCATATATTTCATCATATTGTTTACGTTGTTCCTTTGTAAATTCGGTACATCTTTGCCTTTCAACATCACATTTGAATAAAGCTCTACCAGAAGAAAGACCATCCCTCTGTACTACCATTTCAACTCGAAGGATATTATCTTTCTCTTCTTGTTCAGTAGAGTTAAGACCTACAATAACCTGGGCATTACGAACGATTGCAATTGAACCAGAGATATCATTTTCATCGTATCTAGTAGTCCTATGCTTTTTACCATCACGAGTAATATGATGAGCAGTCCATACAATATCTAAGTGTAACTCTTCTGCCAGATTCTGTAAGTCGATGTATACATTTGATATCCTTTCAAAGTCTTCTCGGTCTCCAGCTATTGATGCAAGCTTACCTGCATAATCGACCATCAGTACCTTAATATCAATTCCTTGATTACGCAGTTGAATTATCTTTTCTCTTATATAAGTGGCATTAGTAATCATGGCAGGTACTCTTTCAACCACTAATTCCACTCCAAACCTTGCAAGTTTCCTTAAATGCTTTGCCTCAAGTTTATCATACTCACCAGAGTATAATTCCTTCTTAGTTTTATTGATACTGGATTGAATAAAACGGTCCATAATTTGTTCTTGACCATTTTCTGTATCAATATATAATACTGACTTCTTCATTCTGAGATAACCTCTTGCAAGGTTTACCATAAGGAAGGTTTTCTTTGCCTTGGGTTTATCGAGTATTACATTAACGGAATGCTCTGGATAACCTCCTGCATTAGTTAATTCATTCAACTGCCTAAATGGGCAAGGTATAACTGAAGGTTCTGATTGTCTTCTAAACTGTCTCTCAGTAATATCCCGAATCATATATAAGGGTTCATCCTCTTTCTTAGGTTTACTTTTCTGAAGTACCTTTTCAATCTTCCTTGAATATTCTTCGTATTGTTCGAAGTTATCCAAATCGAAGGAATCATTTAAGTTCTTCATCTCAACATAAGTAGAGAACTGATATATCTTTTCTTTTATATAATCAGAATCCGATAGGGGTATATGATAGAGATTACTTATTAGTTTATTGATATTGGGTATATCATCTTTAGTTACCAAATCCACATAGGTTTTAGATTCTAGTAACTCTTTTAATACTTCCTTTAAGATATTCTCGGAGGGCATTCTGCCTTGCTTCTTAAAATATTTTGATATACCCTCGAAGATAAGGGAGTGTTCTATGAGAACCAGGTAATTGGATTTAATCCTTTTGAGTACTAATCCTCCTTCCTTATCTTTTAAAACAAACCTGAGTATCTCGAACTGAAACTCAGGAGAAAAACTGAACTTGATGTTGTCTTTAAATTTCTTCATATCTATATTGCAATATTATATAAACTAATAGATTTTGATAGTACCGAGATAGTTCTAAGTATGTTGACATCTATCTAGAAACTACTAATCCACTACCTTAAACTCCCGAATATTTAATATTATTTTTGTATTAATAATAAAATACTTATATTTGCATAACGAATATTTAAAAACATGGGAAAAAGTAAAGGAAATAACGGTTCAGAGCTTCATCGATTAAAACCTATGCAAGAATATGATGAAGCTACTTTCAACAGACTTTATAAAGTTTGTAAGCCAGTAATTAGAAACCTTACCAGACAGATTGATTATAAACGGTTTAATCTTACACCGGATATTATCCAATCTTATTTCTGGGATAAGATGTTATTTGTTTTCAACAAATACTATGGTGAATGTACTGAAGAACATCTTAAAGCAAGAATCCTTGCATCACTTAGTACATTCAAAAATAAATTGCTTCGTTCTGCATACGGAGAACAGGCAGAGTATAATCAAAGCCTCTTTAAACTCGATGACTTATTCGATAATGATAAAGAATTAGAGGATGATAGTGAAGAAGAGAAAGCTAAATCTGAAATGCTCGATATGATGTATACTTATATGAAGGATAAGCTTTCTCCAGATGCCTATCTTTTGTTTGAGGTATTAATTACTCCTCCCCCTTTTATCAAGGAAAGGCTTGAAAATAGTACTCGAATAACTAATATAATGCTTATCGAATTTTTCGAAATGCCTAAGACTAATGAGTCTATGAGATACATCTCGGAACTTAGACAAGATATACAATATTGGGAAGACCGAGCTAAAGAAGAACTTAAGTATTAACACAAAAGAAAAGGGGCGTTTCCCAACGTCCCTCTCCCAATTAATTTTTACTACGCAAAACACAGATTGTAAACAAATGTTTACTCTTAAACAATACAAATAATACACATGAGTTTTGATACTACTAAATAACTAATAACAACTTTATGATGATATCTTTTGGATATATCGTAATGTAATAGTCGGTGGCAATTTCTCAATATCCAAAGTTTCTACCGAAGTTTCTTGTAAGAAAGATTCACCTATTAAGTTCCAACTTACTACAATAGCACCATCTTGAATACCCTTGGTAGGAGTTCCTCTACCGAAGTCACCATTTAAACCCGTCTCCCTATTAAAGAAAGACTGAGGTCTAACATTCTGCCAGTTATTGGCATCATCTTGTTTACCTTTAGATACACCAAGAGCATGCCTATGCTTAGGAAGGTCATCACCTTTAATAGAGATTAAGAAATTACCCTTAGTTGGTGTATAGTAATCTCCAACATTCTGTAACATTACTTCATCCCCAATTTGAACACCTCCAGCTTGGTAACCAATAACTATTCTACCAGCTGCCTTAGTATATTCTGCCCAACCGTCTGGTATTACATCGGTTTCCCAAAGGATGATAGAACCTATTGGTAAGTTAGCAGTACTCAGAGATTCAGAGAATTCTTTTCTGATAGCCTCAATTTGACTATCAATGTATTGCTTGATATTTAACTTAGTACCCGATTCATCTACTACTGGAAAGCCTGAATTTATCTGTTCTACTCTTTTCACTGATTCCCTCATCATACTCTGAGCAGCAGTAGTATAAGGGATTTCTTGAAACTTACCTTGATAGGGTACGATAGCAAAGTTCTCATTTCGTTTGGTCATTGCATCAGTACCCTTACCATATACTCCGATAAGAACAACGGAAGTTTTATTATTAGAGTAATAAGGGCAAGCACTCTCTACCATCTCTAGAAGATTGCTATAGGTCATATCGTAATTAGAATATACATCATTATTAATGATATCCGGTGTACGATTCTCTTCGGCAATCGGATAATAAATATCCAGAGACTTTTTAAACAAGGTGTAGAAGCTTTTGGAGGATTCATTCCAATAAGCTACAAAGTCTACTGGGTTATCTACAGGTTCGGAGATAGTAGTGTGTACTGCAAAGAGTAATACCTCTTCCGTTGAACCTTGGGTACCTTGGATGTTCTCAATGGTAATAGTTTGTTCATCAGATATAAATACATACCCATCCCTTGAAATACACCCAAAGTTTACATCTGGCAATTCTCCATCTTCTGAAGCCTTTGCCATATACCTTGCCATAATCCTATCCTTGATTACATTGGCATACTTACTTCCAGCAACTCCCTGAGGAGATACCACTAACTTGTTACCATTTATGGTAGCTGAGCCAAATCCACAGAATGGTCCTAAACCAGAAGGAGCAGCAATTGCCTCTGCTGCTTCCTTTGATTTAATAATACCTTCATACTTAAAGTACGTCTTCATTGTCCTTAGTATTTTTAAATTGATTCTTTTGTTCTGCCATATCTTTAAATGTTTCACCTACATCCTTGAACTTTAAGGTTAACAATTTAAAGAGTATTCTCCATATACTATGCCGTTTCTTAATACCATGTATTTCACAGATGTGTCCATATATACTATCTACTTCGAAACAGTAGCATATTACCATAACCGTTATTGATACCACTATTGGGTTCATCCCATAGGGTTCTCCAATAGCTTTACCAAGTACAGCACCAAGTAGAACATAGCAGATATAATCTACTATCTTGTTTAGAGTTCTTCTTCCAGCTCTAGATTTTCGAATTTCGATTTTCTGTAACCTACTTGCAGATAACCCAAACCATAAGTCTGATAGGATTAGAATTATTGCAAGGATTATCATCCATCTCAAATCATACAATATTTGTGTACACTCTCCCAATATACCCACAGTGAATGTCTTGAATAAAGACTGAGTTGTGGTTTCTGTTATTCTATCGATTGTTGAATTTATCATTGTTCTACTATTTGCCAAGATTGATTACTGTAAGTTGTAATGGTAAATGTTTTCTCTGAGAGGTCATCATGTTCCCATTCTAACTTTTGAGGACTAACCCTTAAAAGGTCTGCATCTACTACGGTGAACTTAGTTCTCTTCGAAGTATCTACCACTGATTCGAATATATACTCTCCAGCTTGTGCAGTTACAAATTCATAACCAGCACCACCTGCGTCATAAGTAGTTACTTTACCAACTTCCCTTATTCGACTATCGAAGTCAGGTTTATTAGAAGTACACTTGATTAAAGTAGATACTTGTTTAACATTCCCCTTTAGTTCTGCATAAGTAGGAGTACAAGAAATCTCGATGATTGTAGGATAATCTTCCAGTATTACTTGACATCTTAATGAAGAACCATCATCTGCCACAAAGGTATAAGTCCCAGCCTTGGTAAGAACAATTTCCTCATCAAGGTTATAGGTTTCCCCGTTCTCATCACAGGTAGCAGTACCACTTACATTGACCCCATTTTTCATTTCCTCAAGATGGAACTTACAAGCAGACTTCTCATCCAGTAATTGGTATACTGCATAAGTATAATCTATCTGGTCTTCTGGTAATGCCCAGTTGGGTTCTTTCCAATGACTGTCGGTAGCATCTGAAGGAACTATCTTTAATGTATTCTGATATACTACTGGAGAATTATTAACTACCAAAGTAGTCTTAGCAGTAGGGTAAGCTACAGACTGGAAGGTATAAGTCCCTGCCCTATTTGCAATATATACATAACCATTCTGAGCATTAAAGGTTTCCCCAGTTTCTACTACTTTAACTCGGTAATCATCGCCATTACCCGAAATACGTTGTATCTTTACTGTAGCTTTTGCAGAGCCATTGAATAATGTGACTGTTGGTGGGCTAACAGTAATTCGATATACTGCAGTCTTACCAGATACTACTTCGAATATACCCACACCTTCATCGGTTTCCCTTTTATCCAGTGTACATTTAAACTTATAAGTACCATAACCATTAGCAGTAAACTTATCACCGTTCTTAAACAACTTAGTATCACCAATTAGCCTACAATATAGTTCACCAGTAAATGATTCTGGGTAATTCGATTCGATGGTAAGAGTGGTAGTAGCATCCTTGATACTTTGCTTATCCCCAACTCTAAATTCAGAAGGTGTACATCTTACCTTATATGTAATCTCTTCTCGAGTTACAACAAATGAAGTTTGCTTTACTGGGAACTCTACAATCTCAAAGATGTAGGTACCAGGCTCTGAAAATTCCCAAGTTGAGCCAGAGACTTTCACTATATCAGTACCGGATAATCGTACATTACTGGTTTTCACGGTACCCTTATAGGATACGTTTGCCATTACTACTGTACTTACTTTTAGGTTAGTAGGAGTTATCTTTCCAGTAATAGGGTCACAAGTAATAGAATATACTCGATTATAAGATTCTTGATTAACCGTGATTTGAGTTACCTTAGTAGGGTCTCCCACACTTCTAAAATAATAAGTACCTGCTCTGGGTATATTAAAAATGGAACCACTTTCGTGTTTAGTGTAACCCCAATTTATATTATCACTGGATATCTGATATCTTAGGTCGGCATTTATCCAATCTGAAGTTACAGTTACCTTTACCGGTACTTCATATACCTCTGAAGTAATAAGATTGGGTTGGTCCGGATTTACTAACTCAGCTTTAATTGTATACCCATCATTTACGGTAAACCCATATTGAATATCGAAAGATACATGATAGGGTATGAATCTTTTAAAGAAAGCCTCTACGGCTTCTCTAAATTTTCTGAAAGCTGCCGAGTTCGAAGTATATCCATGACCGGTAAGTCTAAAGGTTACCGGTATACATTGAGAACAATCGAAAGTATTATCATAGGTATACTTATCGTCATAATGGTAATACTGGTCAAAGTGCGGATTACCTTTTACCCAACCATCATGACTATCAGCCTTTGCAGGGTCAGTTACTACGCAGGTTAACCCATACAGCCTCATCATTATTTCGAAGAACTCAGAGGTACCTCTTATTTTAAAAAGAGATATCGAATACTTCAGGATGTTTCTTACTTGAGTACTGGTTAAAGTAAAGGGTCCCTCCTTTGGTATTATCCAAAGCTTAGATAACTCTTGGAGTTTATCATCGGAGTAGAACCCATTAAAGTACTCTGCCCATTTCTGTGCATCTATAGTGTTCCCATAAGCAAAGGGCATTTCTCCGAGGAATTGCCAAAGGAAATTGAGATACATATCCGGAGCCTTATCTATATCGATAATGTCCAAGATATTCTCAATATCCTTTGTAATGTAATCTTCAAAATGCTCTCCACAAATTTCTAGAAACCTCTCTAAGATGCCTTTGCCATTTACCTTATAGGTATCTTGAGCTTTATACTCGAATGGCAAAAAGTCGATTAGATTTTTGAGGTTTATCATCTTATACTATTTCGTTTACGGTTAAAGTCAATTGTGAAGCATTTTCAAATACCGGTAAATTAAAACCTGGGTCTTCATAATCATGGTTGGGTTCTGATACCGTAATAGAATATCGATAACCAGATTGATAGCTATTGTTCTGAATGTCCAAAGAGAAATCAAAACCATTAGCTTTGTCAATAATCTGAATAGAGCTACCGACTGAACCAGTAGTTACATAACCATTCAATACCGAACGTACTGTAAAAGTAGTTGAAGAATTGAAGGTTATGTAGTAGGTCATAGAACCCTTTGCCTTGTTTAATTTAAACTGGCCCAGGTTTAGTTCCTTATTACCGTAGATGGTAGTAGGCCATGGCTTAATGTAGAACTTAGTTAGATGTAAGTAATCTACGGTTGACAGGTTATCTATCAGGGCATAAATATCTGATAACCTTACGCTTCCACCTATCTGAGCTTGCTCCGGAGAATAGGCATTATATAATGCTGTAAGAATTTGAGTTTGTATCTCGGGAGTCTTATAAGACTTCTTACCAGTAACTTCCATCTCTAGAATAATCTGAACCTTGCCTGCAGATTTAACCTTTAACCATGTGGTCATAGGAGCTCTTTGAGATAATAGATTGTATACCCTATTAATTAATTCAGAAGAAGCAACTGCTCCACCATCTGGGCTAATATATACGGTAAGCTTTCTACCGCATTCATAATCGGCTTTAGCTTTGTTTACCCCATCAACTAACATAGCTAAACTTTCGAAATCCTCTTTGGTAATTGCTACTCCCAAAGTCTTTACACTCAAAGGTATGTGTTCCTTGAGCATTGTAAAGTTTTCGTAGTTTGAACCGCCTCCAGCATCATAAGCATTACTTACAGTGGCATCAGTAATTGAAGAAGAGATTACTGAAGGTACCGATGTAATGGTATTACTCTTTACATTACCCTGAGTACCATTAGTTAAATAGAATACTACATTGGTTATCTTTGCACCTGCAGCGGGTTTCTTACCAAAGGTGCCATCTCCAAACATTATATAGGGGCTTAGAGATTCATCTACCGAAACCATGAAATGTTTATCGGTAGGTTTAGACTTTGCAAAGGTATCTACTAATACCCATGTTTCCCCACCTATCTGTAATGACATAGAGCCTTGTTCATAATACTTACCATTGGGTAGAGTACCAAGATGAATTATAACTCTATCTCCAGTGGGTATTACCATATTATTGAGAGCGCTTGCAGTATACTTCTCATGTTGTATAATTGGTACTTTACAAGTGGTTACATTTGAATACCAAGTTACGTCTCTGGCAGATAACCAGGAATTACCACTAGAATCTGTAAATAAAGTTCCTTGGGGTATAGTTAACTTAGCTCCGATAGAATTACCAGTAATGCTTCTAGATAATATTACATCTACAGTAGCAGCAATTGCTGCTCGAGCATGATAATCTACCAAAGCCCCATGTTTAACTACCGAATCATACCTTCTTGACGTAGATAGGAAAGTTTCCCTTGCCATGTTATCTACATAGTAGTGAAGTACTTCGGCAATTGCCGCAAACAATGAGAGGATGATAATTAAGATGTTCCCCTCCGAATAATCCGTTATGAGTTTCTGACCTTGAGGGTCTTTGAGTCCCATAAGGGATTCAACCAGCTTGGCCTTAATCTGTTGATAAGACCTCTGGTATGGGTTAAGCCATTTATTTGTGATTCCCATATTATTGTGTATTTAATGAATTATCCGACCGGTCATAGGTAATATCGAGGTACTGACTAGAATTTGTTCCATTTACTATATATGTTACTTCTATGTGTATTTTTGCATCAACTCTAGTAACTGTGATATTTTGGAAGGTTATCCTTTGTTCCCAAGCACCTATGGCTTGTTTTAAAAACTCTTTAATTATAAAACTCAGGGCTTGTGAGTTTGGTTCCTCAATACATTGCCATAGTTTACTACCAAAGTTTTCCTGTCGAAATCTCTGGCCTATCATGTAATATAATATCGAACTTATATTATCTCTGATAAGTTTAAAATCTCCATTTACTGGGTACCAACCTCTTTCACCCTTTTCATTAGTTGTAAGTTGGATAGGGTAAGTTACACCTATACCAACTAAGTCTGTAAAGTAATTCTTTTCCATTAGTGTATGCAGGTTTTATCCTCATAATCGTCTACAACGAATTGTGAGAAAGGTTTAGTTACTTGAGTTACTGTAGGACCTGAAGAACCTGGTCCAGTAGTTACACCTGAGTGTACATGAGAATTAAACATACTGCGAAGTTGTTCTAGTTCTTGGATAGTTTGATTTAGTTTTTCGGTTAATTGAGCAATATTGATTAACCCATGGTTTTCTCCCGTATTTAGTATAACGGTATCACCTGAAGATACATTGATATCCTTATTAGCTGATACTATTACGTTAGATTCAGAATAAACCGATACGTCCCCATTAAAGTAGAGATTTAGTTTCCCATTATCATCGTCTATTATAATGAGGTTACCTTCAGGAGTAACTATCCCCATTTTATTTGGACCGTCTAATGGTTGAGGTACTTGATTCATACCCCAACCATGGTATTCCCATAATGGTTTAGTAGGGTCACCAAATTCAAAAGTAATGAATACTATATCTCCTACCTTAGGGGCTAAGAACTTAAACCCACTACTTATTGAACCATGTTGGCCTTTCGGTAAAGCCCAAGCAAAGGTACCTCCCATTACTTCTGGTATACATACTTTTACCCTATTCATCTTCTTTTCGGTATCATTATTATCAACAACTATACCTCGGTATATAGAGTAGTATCTTCCAAGACCCTCTAATCCTTCTTCTGTTATTATCTTTGCAGTTTCATAGCCCATAATTACCTCGCTTCCTTATTCTTGATATATTCTTTGAATCTCTTTATGGCTACTTCCATATAATCGAATTTAACCCAATAATCATCGGGTACTTGAATATCCTTAATGGTTATTTTTCCGGGTATTACCTTACCCGAAGAAGTAGTTAAACTACCAGAACTTACAGCTATACCTTCGGCTTTCTCGATTGGAGTCTTAGCCAACACCTCTGTATAATAAGCCTTCTTCCGAGCCATTTCATCCCTACGTTTAACATCTAATACATTTCCTTCCTTATCCATAATACCAGATTCAATGAAATAGGCAACCTCATTATAAGTCCAACTCAAATCTAATTCATGGATATTACTTAAAGCCTTCTTATCTTTACCCTTAGAAGTTATAGCATTAGCTTTAGCATCATTAGCTACAACGGTTTGAGTAGACAAACCAGTTTTAGAAGTAGTAGAACCAGCTCTACTTGAGTTCTTCACTAGCTCTAAATTAGTTACATATCCCTGACCTGCGTCCATAGAGTGGGTACATTGTTTTATATACCAAGGACCAGACCACCGTTTACCAACATTCTCCAAGATTAATACCTGAGAAGAAGCTAGTAATGGTCTTCCAACAACTTGCATCTGACAAACTAGTTTACTCTCAGTATGCTTTAAACCTCCATTAGCATTAGCATTAGCTGCCCATGCCCACTTATCTATTCCACCGTATCTACTGAATAGATTATGGTAAAGTTTGTACAGGGGTATTTCAACATTAACCTTTTTCCAATGTTGGACTTTTACTGTAACACTGGAGACACCAAGACTTGGGTTTAATGGGTTTTTATATTTGATAACTGGGGTGTCATCGATCACCATAGTATAAGGGCCTTTCTTTAAAGCCGATATACCTCGATAAACACTTTCTTCATCCTCTAATCCCCAATCAGTAGCTCCACCCTTGGGAGTATGCTCTGGGTCAAAGTCTCTTGGGTCCAGGTCTTCTATGACCATGTATTCCATTTGTTCTTTGCCCTCAAAAAGGTATCTTTCGTTCTTGAGGATATTGTATATATCTTCATCTAATGTCTTACCATTAACCACATTCTTAAGAGCTGCATTTAAAGCTGCACGCCTATCAGCCGGAAATTCTTCTCTTTGAATGGTTTTATTTATGATACTTCTTACCTGATCTGTACTAAGTTCATTAAGGAATTTTTCCTTACCTTGTCTATAAGCTTCGGCGGGATTAGAAGCAGAATACTCTGCTACATCTTGATTCCATTTATCATTCAATTGTTTCCTAGCTTCAAATGCAGCTATTAAGTTAGGGTCAGTCTTTAAGGTATGATTTAGCCTCATCTGCATAATAGTTGGTATATCTTGAGGATTATTTTCAGCCCCATATTTATCTACTGAAGTATGCCAATTCTTATAATATACCCCATTATTCTCATTAGCTACTATCTCCGGTAATTTTTCGGTATCATCAATCCCAGTGCTTAATACTTCTAAGTCTTTACTCTCTGGATTAATAGTAGGAGAGAGTGTAGCCTTAACTCTCTTAGTTACTTTTTGAGTAGAGAATTGAACACTGAGTACTTCTCCATTCTCACCCTGATAAGTATAAATGGTTACTGGTTCTTCGTGGAATTTCCTATTGTGTATATAAATAACATTATCTCTTGAATCTATATACCAAGGGCCATTAGTATAACCTCTCATCTTTTGTTCTAATTGAACTAAGATATTCTTGCCAACTAATCCGAAGTCACTATTGATTAGGGCCTTCAAATCTTCTGGCATAGCCACTTCTGCTACTCCACTGTACCTATTAGCATAAAGCACCTTTCCAGTAGTAGTACGAGTATTCTCTGTAGGTACCTGTAGTGACTCATATACTTTATTACTTATTATTCGTTGTTCCATTACTGAAAGATTTCTATGATTACACCTACACCATTATCACAACCACCATCTAAATAGGAAGATAAACTATTCTCTGAAGCTTCAGAGAAATTATATGGTGGCTGATATCTTAAATCACCAATAGAGTCTATACACTTGATAGTTACATGGGTACCAGTAGAATCAAACTTTGCCTCAAAATCCCTGACCTTGATAGTTTTAATTGGACCCGATACAAATTGACCGTCTGGGTATATGTATCCCCACTGTAAGCATATCACATTACCTTCTTGTAAAGCCTCTATGTCCACAGTATCGGGATCTCCAGTATCAAATGTAATTGTAGCAAGATTTTCTTTTTCTTCATCATACCTATAATTCCAGGTACTAATATAAGCTCCAAGAGGTATACCAGTAATGGGATTCATTATCGGCATACCTCTAAAATCGAATAGAGCCAAGTATGGTTGGCCCATTCCGTTATATAATATGGGTTTTTGTTTAGCTGCCATAAGCGGGGATTCTTATAAGTGTTCCACTTTCTACCTCTTTAAAAGGGTTTAGTATACCATTAGCTTCTGCAATAAGATACCATTTACCTGAATCCCCATAGTATTTATAGGCTATATTCTGTAAAGTCTCTCCATCCTTAATGGTATGTTGAATATCATTTGAGGATGAAGGTACAGAAACTACTGGAGCTTCTAAAGAGTAATCTCCATCTCCGTAATTTAGAGCATAGGCATTATTATAAGGGCTAGCTCCCGTCAGATATTGGTTAACATCAATCATATTTAATACCTCCTGTCTTTTTAAGTGAATCGGAATTTATAAAATCCCCATAGGATAAGTTATATGCACTTACTCTCTTGAAAATCAATTCTTGAGTTGCTGCTGCAGGCAATAACCTACCATTACCAAAAGTAGCTGGCTTTCCCGGTACCCTTACTCTATAACCATTCTGGAAGTTCTTCAGAGTATAGGTTGCTGAAATAAGAATGTAGTTGTGATTATCAAATATACCGGAATCCCCCCACTCAATCTTAACAATGGGCGGAGCTGTCTGATAACCATTAGCTTTAGTCCAGGCCTCTAATAACCTACACTTATTAATTACCTCCTCTGGATTCTCTGGGTCATTACAGTACCAAGATACATTGAATTGAATGATGTCCTCAGCACCAGTAAAGTGATACATAGGAGTATTCCTTCCCATGGATTTGATAGTTGCCCATGTGGTTTCTCCCCTGAAGTCCAACTCTGGAGGTCTATTCTGTAAGGTAATATACTGAGTAGGGTTAATAGTCATATTATATATCCTTACCTCATTCTGATATATGATATCAGCTTTAGCCTCAAAGTTTCTGTAATTAGTGGTATTCTTATTCCCTTTTGCTGGGTCTACTCCTTCACCTTCTTCTAATCTTGGAAATTGTAATTCCATTCTCCATTTAGCCTGGAGCTGTTTGTTTAGGGTTGGATTCTTAGATGATATTTGAGCTTCTCCAATTACTCCATTTGGGTCATAGAGTTTACCCTTTTGAGCATCATCCTTTGGAAGAGTAGAAATAGTTCGATTGAGTAATATCCGAGCTCTCCATAGTTTATTTAAGGGACCCGTAAGAACTCCTGCGGTATCCCTTGTAAGGTCATTATATTTTTCAACGACCTTACCTGCTGCTTTATTTAATACTCTAGCCATAGTGTTTTAATTTTATAATCCTAATGCTACACCAGTATAATCTTGCTGAGAACCCAAAGAGTAATCCCCCAATATCTCACCATCTACACTGATATTAATCTTACCGTCTTTTAACCCATCTCTAATAGCTGCTCTTATTGCATTCAAGAACCTTTCTTCATTCTGAGCTCTGATTGCAGATGGGTCTTCTTTATCTTGGGCATTAGTATTCCTATCTACTGAATCAATAAGTCTACTACCTACTTCTATTAATAATGGTAAACCTACGGTAATAGTTAATCCCCAGGGTCCACCAAGTAATCTCAATAACCTACCACCTACCGAAGCTAAACCCTTAGTAGCAACAGTTTTAGCAGCTTGTTTACCAGCTTGATTAGCTACAGTACCTCCAACTACACCTCCAATGAGTGAAGTAGTGGGGGACATACCAGGATTGGGAGTCTTAACATATCTACCGCTTTTGGTAGTATAAAATCTACCAGCTTTGTTCATACTAACTCTCCCCATCATCATCTGCAATTGAACCATGGTCCTCATGAGATTTACCATACTTATCAGATGAGCTTCCATAATGGCAAACTGAGTATTAGTTTTTATTGCTGCAGCAGACATACCTTCAGTAGAAGCAGTAGCAATAGTCTGTAAATACCCAACAGACCTAATAATACCTCTTACAGTATTAAATCCTGCAACAATAGTACCTACTACTACTGCAGTAGCTCCTACTCTAAGACCAAAACCTCCAACCCAAGTTTCTGAGATAGAATTAATTACTTTGATTATAGAGTTACCCACCTTTAGTACTGGGGTAAAGATTCTACCCAAAGCTGCACCTGCGGTAACTGTTAAGTTCTCTATACTTGATTCGAATTGGTCAATTACACCTGCATCAGTTTTAAGACGTTCTTCATTGAGTCGATTTACTGCCCCAATGTTTTGGTCATAAGTAGCAAGTATCTTACCCATCTTATCTCTACCAGAAGCAATATCCCTAAGTACGGGGAGCATACCACGATTACCACGAACTCCAAAGATATTGAAGAAAGTTGGTGTTTCAATTCGTGAAGGTAAATCTACTGCAGCCTTAGCAAACTTCTGATAGATAGTATAAAGGTCTATAAGATTACCCTGAGCATCGAAGAATTCATCTGGACTTAAGCCCAGGTCTGCTAAAGCGTTATAGCCTTTCTTTTTTTGGTTAACAAGAGAGAGTTGTAAGTAACGAATCATATTGGCCAGTGAGGTACCTGCCATAGAACCCTGTATACCCATATCACCCAATACACCAATAGCAGCAGCGGTTTGCCGAAGGTCTACTCCAGCAGTTGCCATATCTGCTCCTGCATAAGATATGGACTGGGCTAAGTCTGTCAAAGATATATTTGCATTAGTAACTGCAGTATATAAATCATCGGTTACTCTAGCGGCTTCCCCCATTGGGATTTGATACATTGACATGATATTAGTCATCAAGTCAGCTACACCACCTTTCTGTCCCACTGGCATTGTAAAGATTGAAGCCAGCTTAGATGCTGGCCCAATCATCTCTTTAATAGCATCGAATTTATTACCCGCCATAGCCAGGTATCTTTGTCCTGATGCAACATCCGAAGCCGTAAGAGGAGTTATCTCATTGACATCCTTTGCCAATTGTAACATCTCCCTTTGTTCTGCAATGGTAGCACCAGCAATTTTCGAAGCAGTCCAAACTTCATTCTGAACACCCGCAGAGTATTTATAGGCCCTTGCCATTCCCCCTACGAGCTGCATTCCGAAGTCCATTGTATTAGAAGCTGACATCTGTATACCTCTATTCCAGGTACTCATGTCATTCATCATAGTTCTGAATGACCCAGATATCTTGCCAGCTTCTTGAGAGAATCGGTCTTTTAAAACCATGGCAACACCAACCTCTACTATACTCCTACTGGTATTCATAATTTATTTTCTTTTCTTTAATTGTTTATAATATTGCTCGGCCATTTCCTTGAATATTTTCCTTATTCGATACGGAAGACGTAAAAAGCCGAAATAGTCTAAGGCTATCTCGGCTCTGGTGATATAAACAAAATCACTCTCTAACATTACTCTTCCGTCAGGTAGAAAAAATTCGGTGCCCAAACTATAGGATAAGTTCTTTCCTCTCCAGTGGTTGGATTAGTGATGTGAGACTCACCTTTGAAAATGGGGTCCATAGATAAGATATGCTTTCTCATCTCAGCCATATCCTTTGCAGTAAACGGAGTAAAGTTTTCTACCTTCTCCCAACTACCCTCAACCTCTAAGTGAAGATTACGGCAAAGAAGAGGAGCATTCTTAGTTTGCTTATCCAATGGCAACTTCATGAAATCTTGTTCCCCCTTACCCGTCATACAATCGAATTTAATCTTCTTGCCAGAGGAGAGAACATATTCATGGTTTATCAATCTAACCCCTTCTGGATAGTAAGGGATAGCATCGGGCTTTTGATTCAAATCATCCTCAGTTGGAGCAGTACCGTAATCGAAAAGGAACTCATGAAGGTCTTGGCCATAAGTAACTTTACCTCCATTCTCTTTGCCCCAATCATATTCAAATTCTACCTCATCCCCCAAAGAGAAGATACGAGAATTAAAGATAATAGCATAACGGTCATTGACTGGTAAGTTAAGGGCATCATCTACGGTTAATTTCCCATTAGGGGTAGCCGTAGTTCTAATTACAATTGCTGCAATGAACTTGGTAAGGTTCATCAAAGTCTTCATGTCTGAAAGGTTACTGAGGATATCTTCATCAGCACCATTCTGTTCTCTGATTTCATATTCGAAACCAGAAGGTCCGGTAAATCTAAATGTTCTAAATTCCATAATTTGATATATTTAATGTTTACAAATGTTCATAGTACTCCGTATAACAACAAGAAAGGGGTGAGCTCCTATCACTGGAATCCCACCCCTCCACCGAATCTTAGTAAAAATAGACTAAGGAATTAGTATTTATCTGCAGTACCAACTGAGAACTCTATGGACTCAATGGTATTCTCTGAAGCCATTCTGTCCAAGTCTAAGCCGGTAATCTTACATGGCCATACCTCTTCGAAGACGTGGGTATTAAGAACCGAGACTCCATCTTCGGCAAGTTCATTTACAATAGCCGTTTCCCAATATTGGCTTGGTACCAAACCTCCACCAACTATGTGATCTTGGCAAGCATAAAGCCAATCATGAAGCCATGTGTCTGAACCTGCAGTAGTCATAAGTTTCTCTACAATAAGATTACCTATAGTAACCCTACCTGCAGTTTTAACGTCTCTATTGACGTCCCCATGAGCAACCTGGTCAATTTCAATATCTGGCAAAGTACAACTTTGGAATAGATAAGTATTGATAGGGTGTTTGGGGAACATGATGCTCCACAAGAATTTCTTCCGTGGGTTTTTTACTTTTGCTCCCATTGTGTTATGAGTTTATAAGTTATTACTTGTTTCTACGATTGATACTGCCTTAGAAGCTGCATCGATTACAATCTCCATAGTTACCTCTTGCATAGGAACTACATCCTTATACTTAAGGATAGCACGGTACTTACCCTGACGAGCATCTGCTTCGTTATTAACCGAAAGGTCATCCCAAGAAGTTGCATCTTGGTCACCCATCCAGGTATACTCGGTCATAGCATCTTCATCTACCAATGAATCCAGTGTAGGTTTAACCTCCAACCAGATTCTCTTCCAAGTACTCCAAACGTTTGGTTCTTCGATATATTTGTTGAGTACCGGGCGAAGGAACTTCTTCAGGTAAAGGTTCAGTCTTACGATTGAAAGGAATCTTTCAGAATCTTGTTTCACTTGAGAAGAGAAGCAATGCCATAGCATGGTTTGCTTACCTGAATCTGGAGTATCTTTGATTACCATCTCATTGATATAATTCTGAGCAAGAGTGTTCAGTTCGTTATATCGAGAAGGAGAACCATAGTTGGGGCATACTGGACCAACTGCATCTCCAATAACCCCTCGGTTCATACCAGCAAAGGATTTCCAAGGACCATATTGAGTAGCAGAGGCATCTCCCAAACCAACAATAGTACCCACTACATCGGAATCCTGAAGATTACCGTTTTCGTTGTAGTACTTAAGTCCACCACCAAAGTAGGCAATGTACTTAGAGTTACCTACAGTACCCAGGCAAGTCTGTACCCAAGTTACCTGAGCTTTGTAATCTCTTGCCTGAGTACCTTGAGTATAATGGGTTAAATGTTTGGGAACTTCGATATACAGTACCCATTCCATCAATTCCTTTGCCATATCTGCAGCAGCCTTATATACCTTGAGTACATCTGAATCGGTAGTAAGGTGTTGAGAGATATGTGAAATAAATAATTGGTAGAAGTCGGTGTAATCTTTTACCAAATCCAAGGAAGTAATCCATTCTTCGGCAGTTGGAGTGGAACCTGCACTACCGATAGTACCATTAAACAGTTTCTCTGTTTCGGAGGGTGCAGCATCTCCCACGGTAATAGTGATAGCATTCTTAGTACCATCAATATCATCGGTAAGCCACTTAATTAGGTTTTCAAAAGAGGAACCTGTAGTAATTACCGGCTTAATATATTCCGAGTTCTTAGCAAATGCACTAAGAGCAAGGTAATCTACCGAAGTGTTATTGTTATCATCGGCGGTTTTGTAGGTTATTACTGGTCCCTGTTCAAGTACTTGCCCATTAGCTGAATATATTTTATAATACAAGGTATTAGCTTGCTTATAAAAACCAACCCGGAAAGTATTTGCACTACCAATTGGATCTCCATATCCCTTGGTTACTAATCCAAAACTATAAGTAGTACTACCAGATTTTAAAGTAATCAAAGCAGAGGGTTTAGCTGGGTCAGTTACAGCAGAAGCAACTGAGATTTCATCTTCTGAATCTTTAGCTTTTCTTGCCGCAGCCGGAGAAGCAGTTACTGTACCTTGAGTAGCTCCTTTGCCAAGTACTCGAATAACACGAAGCTTAGAACCACCTTGCAAAGCCTTTTCGATATTTGATACAGAACCATCAGGTACAATTTCAGAACCATAGATTCTTTGGAACTGAGAGAATGTAGAGATGATTTCTGAAGGATCATCGTATGGACCTTTAGTAGTTCTAGCCAATACACAAGAAACTCCTAACATGGGAGTAGTTTGAAGAACATTGTTGTTCTTAAACTTAAAATCAACATGAGGTGAAGTTGGCATAATTCTATTGTGATTAAAGTTAATTACTTGTTTAATTTATACCCTAGAGTATTGTACCTATACCTTATGTACTTTTAACTCTAACATTTCATTTTCATTTTGTTCTAACAACCCAATAAGAACTGAAATATCCTTAATGGGTGTAAGTGTCCCCTCTTCCAAAGCCTTCTCTGAAAGAATGCCATCTTTACACACATAGGTATATACCTTTTCAAGTATACCATGTTCTACATCAGGGTGGTCATAGTAATTACCAATTTCAATGAATAGGTTTCCGGTTGATGCAAGCCTGCCCTTGTCCCATTCCTCTAAATCATTGAAATAAGGTTTTATGTATCCTCTAGCAGGTAAGCTAGTATATAAGATTGTATGTAGTAATCTCATATCTGCTTGAGTTTGAGAAACTAGATGTACATCTATGGTAATATCTTTGGTTTCATAAGGAAACTCTGAAGCTTGGTAATTACCGTCTTCAAGTCTATCACCAATAATGTATTTGTTCACACCAATATCCCCAGCATAATAACCCTGTAATTCTATGGTTATCCTTGGGAGAGTTTTAGGTCCTTTCACTTGATTATTCCCGATACCAAATAGAGGTATAAACTTCTTCATATTCTTAATCGCCTCTTGAAATCTTTTTTCGTTTTCTTGAGACAAAGGTAAGAAGTCTTCTGGATTCAAAGTTAGACCCATTTCTAACATTGTACTTAGTAAAGAGATATAAAAAGTTCTCTCTACTATCTCTTCTGAATTTACCATTAATTTCCTAATCTAATTGTTAGTTGAACTTCAGGGTAGCCAGTATCATTTATAACTCCATTATATACTACAACCACACCACCAAACCCTGATACACTGGTTTCAAGATGGCCAGTACAATTTAATTCACTAACCCAAGTAGTACTTATATTAGAGGGGTAATCGGTAAGCCATACTTTAAATGGTATAGGGTCCGTCTCTGGAAAAGGAATAGTACCCTCTAGGGTTTTACTAATGTCTGTTATCTTAAACGGTCTTATAAACTTAGCCACTTCATAACCATTGATATGGTAGTATCGGTATCCCTTTACACCCCTAATAGAAGCAGTATTACTACCTTGCCCCATATTTGGAAATGGTATATTAGGAGTTGGTTCAAAACCATACTTAGTAGTTCTTTTACCAGGAGATTGTTTTATAGTTATATCTTTCGTACCGGCCTGAGATACTATTCGTATAACACCGCTTCTTTCCTTCGGATTATAAGTGCTTGCCTCATACTCGTTGTTATAAGAGAGCGTCTTAACTGTTAATTTTCCAGCATTATTACCCTCCCCAATCTCTTGGGTTATATTTAACCAATCCAAGGAATTTTCAACAGTCCAATCTAAGGCTCTATATTCTTCTTGAGGTTCACCACCAATATATTTTTGTTCATAACTATAAACTAATATTTCCCAAATCTCAAGCCTTTTGGTACCATCAAAAGTATAACTATCACTGTCAGGTGAAATAGTAAGGAAGGGCTTCCAAGTTTCTACTACTTGGGGTTTTCCCTTTTGTGTAAAAGTAACTTCCCTTTCTACTCCCTGAACTATCACTTTTATTACTTGTTCTTTATTAGATTCTGATTCATTAGCTGCTTTAGGCTTCACTCTAATAGTAGCAGGACCAGTCCCTGATAAAGAAGATATTTCGAAATCCGACATATTATTTTACTTTCCTTAATTCATTTCTAACCGCATTACGTATCTCCTTTTGTAAAGCTGCTTTTCCACCAACAGCTTTATAAGCAGGACCCCATAGAGGACGAGGTGGTAAATTACCATCCCTGCTACCATATTCTAACATGATAGCTATCTGGTTCAAGGTTTTTCTAGAAGTCTTACCAGTATAAGTAATCTTCTTGATTCCAATTGGTAAACCTACAAAAGTTCTATTCTTGGTTTTCACTATACTTACCGACCGGGCATATTGACCAGTGAGTTTTAATAGGGTATGAGCTGGGTATTTTTTAAGGGTAGCAAGTGAATGCTTTGGCCAAGATGCGTGGGTACCCAGTGGAGGTACTCCAGTATTCAAACTCTTCTTTACTATACGAAGAAGTTGATTGCCAAACCTTTCTGTACCTTTCGCATAGCCTTTGGTTAAGATACTTGGGGTTTTAGCAATCAACCTTTCTGCACGAGCTTGTTCTCGTTTGTCTGCGTATATTTCTAGAGGACCAATTGGAGTCGATATTGTAATATTAACCGACTTACTTGGCATAATTCTTATCTATTGTTTGGGTTTATCTAATCCCAACTCCTGGGCAATTCTTTGTAAAAGAGTTTCTTGCGTGGTTATCCGTTGATCGATATATTGCCGAAATTCATCAAACTCCGGAGCAGGTCTACTTTGAGCAGATTGGGATTGATTAATTGAATTGAGAATATTATCACATTCAGAAACAACTGCCTCAAACTTTGGTCGATTGTTAAGTATATTTAAGGCATTTTGTTTTTGCATAGTAACCTCATTAATTATATTCACTATATCGGTAGTATAATATACCCCATTATAAATACCCTCATCGGATTGTGAAGGTAGGTATATTGTAAGCTGTGATACAGAATCTTGGATCACTAATTCGATACTATTAACAAAGCCATCTTTAGTACCGGATGCCATGGGTTTACTCTCGCCTACCTTTACAATCTTTGCGGTATCGAAAATGGGATAACCAGACCTTCTGTCTTTCTCTAAGGTAAAGATTACTTCACCCTTTTGTAACTTTTGGAAAATCAATGTTCTTTCGTCCATAATCATTTTCTATTTATTACCCCAAATTAAATACGTATTCATAAGTAATTGTTGCAGCATTCTGAGTGATATCAAGTGTAAGTTTTTTACCTGATTCACTTTGAGTAACTGTAACCGTAGCAGATCTTGATGATTCTTCGATATTCTCTGAAGCTTTACTTGATACAGTCTTACCACTAACTGTAACAGAAGACCAAGAGGGAGTACCAGACAAACTTACACCTACATCATAAGTATCTGAAGTTTCGGAACCATTAATTACTTTTTTCTTATAGGATATAAAAGTCTTAGATAAAGTATCCCCTGAAGCAGCATGATGAATGGATTCACTTGCACCAGCATCCTTCCAATAAAAGTAGTAATTATAACTTACACTAGCACCACCCTGAGTGATATCCACATAATCGTAAGCACCCACACAAAAAGCCATAACTCTAATAGTCCTACTACTTGTACTGGTATTCTCAGAAGCACTAAGTGTAGTACCTGATAGACTAAATCCTGAGATGCCATTGGTACTTAAACTTGGAGTAGCACTATCAGAGCCAACCCTTGTATTTGAACCTGAGGTATAGTTAGCATACCTGGGTCTACTAGCACTTGGGTACAAAGTTACACTACCTCCAGCATTACTGATGGTATAAGAACTTGCAGTTAAGCTTACATTCCAAGAGCCATAGGTATACCCAGTAAGTTCGTTTGCTGCCTGGTATACTGGTACACTTACAGATTTGGTTTTACCATTTAGTGATAAGGTACCAGTAAGTGTTCCTACCTGGGTTCTAGATTTAACAGTAGTACCCAAAGAACCTGCACTAACTGCGGTACCATAACTAATGCTAGCACCGCTTGTAATTGTGCCTCCTCCAGTTGTAGAACCATTCCATCCCCAAGTCTGAGAATATGATGGCATACTTGAGAATGAACTTCTACTTCCTCCACTTGCAGGTATATCGGATACACTTCCTCCACTGGCAGTGATTTCACTGTAAGTCCTATAACCTGCAGATTGAGAACAACTAATAGTTGCCTTCTTATTAGTTTCAGCTTGGGTTAAGGTTACCGTACCACTTCGTGTACTGGTAGAAGTATTATTACCCATAGTTACAGAAGTACCACTTCCAGATACACTACCAGAGTTGGCTCTAGTATAAGTTAAAGCAATTTGGTTACCATAATTATGCCCATTTCTTAATTCTTGCTTGTAAGAAGTAACTGAAAAGGTTTTGGTACCTCCAGTAGCCCCAAAAGACATAGAGGTAGGTGTTACACTCCAACCATAACTCCAAGATTGAGAGGCTGCTGCTTGAATAAAGGTTAATTTAAAAGTTTTACCCGATTCATCCTGTGTAACAAGAGTATTGGAATCCGACCGAGAGGTTAATCCCAAATTCTCTGAAGCAGTCCAAGGAGGTGTTTGAGGATGATTAGCTACCCATGCAGGTTTATTACTAATAACATAATGTACCGTAACTTCAGCCCCATTAGCTACTCCATCCAAATATTTCTGTTTTGTAGAAATAAAACCAAACCCCTGATTAGAAGAGCTTGGGTTACCCAAAGCATCGAAGCTTACACTACTGTATCTAGTAGTAAAAGTATATTTATAAGTTACCTTATGAATATCTTCTAACTTTACTGTTTCGTTATTTCCATAGGAACTGGCATTGGATAGCTCCAACCCCAAATAGTTTTCCCCTGTTCCTGTAGGGGAGAGTGCTAACAATTCAGCCTTGGTAGGACAGTCATTGCCCTCCTTACCAAGGCCTACTTTACTTTTGACAGCACTCCAGGTTGCTATCTCTCCCATAAGATTTATTTGTTTTTAAGTTCCTGAATCTCTGCCTTCAAAGCCTTGATTTCATCGTAGAGAAGTTTAACACCCTCGATTGCCAAAGTTGACATCTTGTGATATTTAACTTGTTTTACGAGTACATACTCTTCTTCGTTGATTTCTAAGGTTTCGAATTCTTCTGGATTGGGTACCGTAGATTTCTCTACTGGAACTTCTTCCACATATTTACCAAAGCCTAAGCCCTCGAGGTTCTGAGCAATAGTTCCCTCATCTTCCTTACCAAGCATACTAAATGACTTAGTAGGTATCTGGCAAATCTGGTCTAGAGTATGATTCAAATCTCGGATATTATCTTTGAGTCGAATATCTGAAGACTCTTTCCAGAAACCGGAAGGAGCAGTAGTCTTAGCAAATACTACCTGGTCAGTAGTTGCCAATCCCAATTGAGCTCTAGTTACTGTATGAGGATTATCCTTTCTACCTGCATGGCTATTGATAGAAGTTTGAGCAGCAGTACCTGCAGCCTTAGCCTCGGCAATAGCAGCAGCCTGAGCAGTAGATACTGGCTTATCTGCATCCGAAGTATTGGAAGCATTACCCAAACCAACCTGGGATTTGGTAACTCCATGAGGATTAGATTTATTGGCAATGTGATTATTTACCTTAGTTTCCAATGCAGTTACATCTGAACCAGTATCGGCAATCAAATCGTCAACGTAAGTTTTCAATTCTGTACGAAGAGCATTGATGGCATTAGTTCTATTGGTAATCTCATTTGCCAACCCCTGTACGGTATTATCCAAGTTAGTCTTATCTGCTGCAGTCATTACACCTGCAGTAGTCTTAGTTGCTGCAAGTATATCTCTAATTAAATCTGTAGCACCTTCATAAGTCTTACCCTCTGCACTCTTAGTTTTATTATTAAGAGTAGCTCTTACATTAGTTGAATTATGGGTAAGAGTGAATCCAGTAAGAATAATTCCTGGAAGAGAACTATTAAAGGTATCATGAGCATTATCTTTTGCAATACGGGCCTCTTGTTCAGCTTCAATAGCATCTGGTAAGGTTTGATTAAGCTTTATTACACTATCGGCATCCATCAGACCAGCTTCTTTAGTAGTGGCTGGAGTTAGAGGGATTACCATCCCATCGGGTTTATCAATGTAATGCCCTTGACCATCCGTAGCAGAATAGTTACATAAGATAATAATATTACGCGTATTTCTGGTAGCTATTGAAACCTTACTAATTAAATTTTTAGGCATGCTAGATACCACATCCTCAAGATGCTTACCTCTACTACCTTCGAAAGCAGTACCTGCAATTTCCCCAATGATAAGAGATGAAGTATTACTGTCTACGAATTTAGTACCTGACCAACGGAATTGGTATGGAGGTTCACCATCGGCAACATTTATATAAATCTTACCAGATTCTCCAACTACGGGAGTTTGGTGACCTGCATCCATATACAATTGAACATTAGTAAGACCTCCAGTGGGGCTTACATCATAGGTAGCATATACTTCAAGTACATCATCTACATATGAAGGCAAATGGTTAGCAGGTACTAACCCATTCCCATCCAATGGAGCAAAGCCATCAGCCTTACCCTTAGTTGCTACAAAGGCATCATGCTTAGCTTCTAGAGTGTTAATGTTATTCTGCAGTTTATTATCAAGGGCAGTGTCTGCCTCAGTTCTATCAGCAATCTCTTTATCAATCCTTGCACCCAATGCAGTATCAGCAGAAGTACGAGCAGTTGCTTCATCGTTTACAGCTTTAGTAAACTTGGTATCTAAAGCAGTATCTGCAGCTTTTCTATCAGCTACTTCTTGAGCAAGAGCGGCTTCTGATTTACCGTCCAAAGCTTCGATAGCATCTTTACGGTCCTGAACCTCTTGAGCAATAGCATTGGGTAATGTCTCATCCAGATTAACTTTATCTTGGGCGGTCATTACACCAGCTTTCTCTGTAGTAGCTGCTGGGATATAAGTAGTCTTATAATCTTCAGGCTCATGAGTATAAATACCCTCTTCTTTTTTAGAAGAGAAATTATGAGTTAAAGTAACATGACTGCTTTGTTGATTTACCTCAACTGGTTTATCATCAGATAAGATAATAATATTATCTGGTATAGAATCAAACAGCTTCTTATCTGCTGCAGTTTGTACACCGGCCTTTTCTGCAGTAGAGGCAGGCAATGTAATAGGATTCTGTTCTACTGTACCATCTTCAACTACGGTCTTAGTTGCAGCTATACCTACTGTGGTTTCATTAGGTGTTACTGCACCAAGGGCAAAGTTAGCAGTAGAGATTCTATCCAATTCTACCTTATCTTTCGCAGTCATAGTACCGGCCTTAGTAGCAGATACCTGAGGCAAATCGAAAGTTTCGGTAGTATCAGCATTCAAACCGTTATCCTTAGTTACGGTTACTGTTACCTTATTAGCATCAGAAGCTGCAGAGAGATCAGTTAAAGAATTTGGGTCTAACCCATCTAACTTAACCTTGTCTACAGCAGACATAACTCCAGCAAGAGTTTGAGTTACCGGGAGTAAATTCTTGGTAGCTTCTACTTCTTCACCATATTGGTTATTTGCCTTATCCTTGGTTGAAGTCTTTACTTTGAAAGAAAGTTGGGTACCGGTTCTTGTTACAGCACTAACATTGGTAACCATGGTATCAGGCAAAGCATCAGAAGTACCTTCTTCAGCTACCAGTCTTTCTTCATGGTCATCGGTAATGTTAGTGAATTTATTATCTAAGGCAGTATCAGCATCGGTTCTGTCCTGAATTTCTTTATCGATACGTTTACCCAAAGCTGTATCGGCAGCAATACGGGCAGCTTCTTCTGCATCAATGTTATCCTGGAGAACTTTATCTGCGGCCTTTCTTTCCTCTCTCTCTGTATTTAAGTCAGAAGTATTCTGGTCAATCTTTGCTTCTAATCGAATATCCTCAGCCTTACGAGCAGCGATTTCATTATTCAGCAAATCGGTAATGGCAGTATAGTTACCATTAGTGTTATCCTGAATACCCTGAATCAATTCCAGATTACGTTGAATATTGGCAGCATTCTGAGTTACCAGAGCATTGGTAGCATTCAAGGAAGTTAACAGCTCCGTACGAGTTTCAGTTACGAAAGTTCTCAACTCATTTACCGTAGTAGTAAGAGTATTACTTAAGTTAGTGAAAGTCTGTTGCAGAGTATTATCTCCTTGTTCACGCAGATTCTTTTCAGCTTCAAGCTTATTCTCCAACTCAGTAAGCTTAGCAGTCATAGTTGCTGCAAAGTTGGGATCATCACCGAGAGCCTTAGCAATCTCGGCCAAAGTATCAAGTACCTCTGGAGCAGAGCCAATAATCTTTTGGATAGCTGCCTCTACTTGTTCAGCACTCTGGAAATCTGAATCGTTTAATAACTCAGATACCTTAGTGATGTAATTTGCATGTTCTTCGATGCCATCCAACTTGGCATATAGCAAGTCAGTGAAGTCATTTGAAGAAAGTACTTTACCGTCTACCTTATCTACCTTCTTTCCATCCATTGCCTGGTCAGCAGCAATTCGATCTGCTTTTTCCTGAGCAATAGCATTATTAATAAGGGTATCTTGGTTAGCACGTTCTGTAGCTTCCTTATCGATATTATTCTGCAACTCAGTATCACCAGCTAAGCGGTCATTCTTTTCGGTAAGTATATTTTGGTTGATACCCGCCATATCATCTTTATGGTTCTGAAGGTTGGTATCAATCTTTGCCTCAAGAGAAGTCTCTTTGGCAATTGCTCGGTCTTTCTCTGCATTAATAGCAGTAGTATTAGCATTTACCTTTGCTTTTAATTCATTCATAGCATCGGTATTACCTGCCTCTAGAGAATCAATACGAACTCCCAAAGCATTATCACCGGCAATACGATTTTCCTTTTCTTGTTCAAGCTTAGTGTTAAGATTAGCCACCTCGGATTCCAAAGCCTGCTTAGTATTATCTAATTTAGCTGTGAACTCAGTACTCAGAGATTTATCGGCTGCAGTACGGTCTGCTACTTCTTTATCCAAATTTACCTGAAGAACTTGGTCTGCAGCTTTTCTTTCTACACTCTCAGTATTAAGGTCAATATTGAGAGTATCGATACGAGAACTCAAAGCACTGTCGGCATTCGTACGGTCAACGATTTCTTGGTTAATCATATCCTTAACTTCCTTGTAGTTATCACCTACAGTCTTAGTTAAGTTTGTGATTGCCTCTGAATTTCTTTCTATATTATGTTGATTAGTAGCGATTGCCGTAGTATTGGCATTTACCTGCTCAGTAAGCTCATTACGCAAAGTATTGATAGACTCTTGCATACTCAAAGCCAAGTCTGAGATACGCTGGTTAACGTTAGCCAGACTTTGAGTATATGCTTCATCAGCAGTCTTTCTTTCGGCAATCTCTTTATCCAAGTTAGCCTGAATTGTGGCATCGGCATCTTTACGGTCTTGGATTTCCTTATTAAGGTTATCTCTTACAACTCCGAGTGCAGCATCTCCAGTAGCAGACTTATTGTCTACGTATTCTTTCAGTTTAGTTTCAAGGGCAGTATCTGCATCCTTACGAGCTTGAACTTCAGCAGCTACTTCAGCACTGTTTGCCTCGTCTCCTGCAATACGGTCTTCGATTTCTTGGTTAACCTGTTCTGTAATTGCAGCAAGTTTCTTAGTAATGGTAGCTGCAAAGTTTGGGTCATTGCCTAAAGCATCGGCAATTTCCTTAAGAGTATCAAGTACTTCTGGGGCAGAGCCCACAATCTTTTGAATTGCTGCCTCTACTTCTTCTTCAGTTTGGAAACCTGAATCATTGATGAGCTGAGAGAGATGAGTAATATAGTTTGCCTTCTCTTCAATACCGTCCAACTTAGCTTTGAGTATATCGGTGAAGTCATTCTTGGTTAGTGAATAACCTTCTCGTTTATCTACCTTCTGATTATCAAGGTCTATATCAGCATTTTCACGAGCAGTAGCCTCTGCAGCAATAGCCTCAAGTAACTGAGCTTTATCTGCTTGGCCCTGTAATTTTACATCCTCAATTTTATGGTCGAGAACTAAATCCTGAGCAGCTCTGGTAGTAGCTTCTGAATCGATGTTATTTTGTAACACCTGGTCAGCTGAAGTACGAGCTTGTGCTTCTTTATCGATATTACCTTGAAGAAGGTTGTCTGCATTGGTACGGTCTGCTACTTCCTTAGAAACCTCATTATGAAGAACTTGGTCCTCTGAATGACGGTCTACCTTTTCTTGGTCAAGTTTACTTTGAAGAGATTGGGTATCAGCCTGTCTGTTAGTAATTTCCTCATTAATCTTCGAATCAAGAATAGTATCAGCATTGGTACGATTAGATACCTCTTCGGCAATCTTCGACTCTATAGCTGCCTTATCATTTATATGAAGAGTTCTGAGTTCGTTTACACTTTCCTTAATCTCATTGTCAGCAGCAATACGTTCGTCTTTCTCTTTTTGAATAAGTCCCTTGAGTTCATTTTCAAGTCCATCATTCTTCTCGGTTATTTTATCGTTAAGATCTTTGATATCTTCAGCATTCTTATCAGCCTTCTTTTCTACACGGTCGATATCTGCTTTTAAGTCTGCCTTAACGGTATCAATCTTCTTATTGATCTGGTCTAACCCATATTCGAGGTTATCCTGAACTGCAGTTACTGCAGCACCCAGAGCAGCTTCGACTTCCTTAGCACGATTAACCTCTTCGGTTAAAGCAGTACGAAGGTCGGTTAATTTATTAGTGATAGTAGTTGCAAAGTTGGGGTCATTGCCCAATGCTTCTGCCAACTCTTTAAGAGTATCAAGGGCATCATCAGCACCATCAACCAAATCACTAATCATCTGTTTAACTTCTTCCTCAGTTTGATATTTCAAATCATTCTCAAGCTGAGAAACTTTGGTGATGTAATTTGCATGTTCTTCGATGCCCTCAAGTTTAGCCTTCAACTCATCGGTAAAATCATTTTTCGATAAGTCGTATCCTTCTTTCTTATCTACCTTATTCTTGATAGAAAGTACGAAGGCCCAGAACTCATTTATGGTTCCTCCAAAGCCAGCTTTAACAAAGTCATCATAGTAACCCTGTAATAACCGCTGGTCTATTTCTTCGCAGGTATAATACTTACTTACATACATATTTTATAAAATTTAAGGATTAATTACTGCACGTTGACGACCCAGTAAGAATTCAGAATTGATATCCCTGAATGGTTCTCCCTCTGAACCACAGAAGGCATTTATTGGTACATCCGGATTTTCGGGGTCTACATCTCCACCGTCCTCAATATCTCCCCGTATGCAAGCATAATCAGGAAGCCTATTTACACGGAACTTTATTACCTGGCCTATACCAGGATGAGGTATTATTTTATCCCAGATATCTCCGAAGTAATCTTGAAAGCAGGTGACAAATTTGTTTCCGGTCATCGATTGAAATGCCGTTACATCATTGCCATTACCTTTCATTTCAATATGAACTCCAGAGGTACCATTGAGGATAACCAGATTACTATCAAACCAAATTCCACTGTTTGTAGTAATTGGTGTCCACCTCAGTACTAACATCTTTGCCATATACTTTATTTTTATTCTACAAATTCAACTTTGGTATCTCGGTCTCTCTTTAGGATAATCATGAAAACTAAAGCCTCATCCTTTGCCTGAGCAGTCTGAGTATCTCCAGAAGGCTTATACGTTATACCATTAATTACAAACCTATCTTGCTCCCAATTAAAATCCCAATAACCCTCCGGTGTAAGATAACCGATTTGTTCTATATAAGATTTAGAAATTAGTATTGATAAGTTTTCATCATCCAATTCTCCTGAAATAGTTGCCTTATTGATAGGCCAGTTTCTGAAAGCATTGTAGTAACATAATGCCTCGATTTGGATGTTATAATATTTAGGTATACTGTCTTCGGCATGACTGAGAAGCTGATTAACATGTTTGGCCCAGGTTATGGATTGCCTACCAGCATCCCAATCTAAGAAGTCGGTGATAATTTTCTTGTATCTATCCCAAGAGCGGTTCTTTACCATTCTCCAGGGTTCTTTTGTCATAACTTAGTTAGAATTGATTTCTTACCACCTTTCACTGGAGCACTTGGATTTGGCCCATCTAATACTCCAGGTTGCCTTCTGTTAACTACTTTTGGGACTACGGTTCTAAATACTTCATCACAGAACGGTAAGTAGATTTCCAATCGTGAAGCTAACATACAAAGGTTCTTCTTTAATTCATCTATTAATCCACCTGGTTGCATTGCTTGAGAAAGTGTTTTCCATAGGGAACTTGTAGCATCTGCCAAGATATCATAATATTGCACTTCAGTAGGCCCAGTAGTGATTTGTTTAATCCTATCACCTCGGGCAAGTTCGGGTTTAGAAGTACCATCACCAGTTTGTTCTTTGGTAGAAGTTAATTGACTTAGGTATTCCGAAGTACTTGTTAATAGATTAAGTATCTTCACATTGAGAAAGTCCCATGCTGCCAATTCCATTATTAATTGGTTTTCTAGTGCTTCATACCATAATTCATCAGTATACTTATCTGCAGGAATTTGGTGATTTACTAGAGGACCAATATAATATTGCCATTTGGTGATGTAGATAGATTTATCTTCCCTGGTCATTCCCTCTGATATCTCTGAAGGAATATAGTGGTCGATTAAGTTATATATTGTATCGGCTAATGCCGTATGACCATAATCACAAACTACCAGAGTCTTATCTACGGTGATATCTAAACCGCTAGAGTTAGTTACATGTAATGTTACGGTATAGAAACCGGGAGTTTCATAAGAATAGGAAACATGTCTTCCACCATTGAAAACCTCTCCCTTATCATCGCCAAAGTCCCAGTCAAAAATGGATTTGGCCGGGACTTTGGATATGACTCTGAATGAAACTTCCAGACCTGACGTAACGTACAAAAAGTCCAGATTGTTATTCATATTAGTCTGTCTTATGTAATTTTCATATATTACCCTTTAGAAGAGGATTCGAATTCTTCCAGCAAAGCCTGAATAAGTGTTTCTACTGTATCATCTTTCTCGGCAACGATTTCATGAAGACCTGCTACCAGTTTCAGTTCTTCCAGGGAATAGCCCTTTGCAAGTTTTTCAAGAGTCATGCCTTTCTTGAACTGAGCATTCAGTCTCTTATCCAACTTTTCGATGTCGGCCTCTGAATACTTTTCGATTTCTGATTTATCAGCAATGATAATCAGATGGCCAGAGGCAATTGCCTTCTGAATCTTTGGTGCACGGAATTGACGACGAGAGAGTTCCTTGTCTTCTCCTCTACAAACGGTAATACCAGTTGATTGGTCATGAAAACTGTAAGCTCTTGGTCCCACAGTTACTGTATATTTATCTTTAGCCATATTTCTTAAGATTTAAAAATGATTAAAGAGAGGATAGGTCTTTTTAGTTACCTACCCTCTCAGGGAATTTATATAGATGAAACCGGACGTCCCTTATTATTCTAGGTTAACCATCAAATATGGGTCTACGTTCATGAACTCGGGGAAACCGAATTCTGAGAACTTCTTGTCAGCAGCCAGCAACAGAGTTGCATCCTGGTACATCTTAGAGAAGCCAGTAGTCAAGCTTGCATAGATTGCCTGAGTCTGGTTAGAAACGATTCTTTCAGATTCAAGCATCAACTGACGAGCAGTAAGCTTAATCAAGGCAGCAGATGTATCAATCAACAGCAACTTTTGGTCGGGTGTACCCGGGTGAATGTAGAAGTCAGCATTCTTGGGAACAGGAGACTTAACATTCAGGGTAGCTTCTGTAGTACCAGAGTGACGATCCTTGAATTCCGGCAAGTTCAGCATTTCGATTGCCTGGTCTTCACCACCAATCATAGTTTGGAAGTTACGTCCCATACGAGCAGCACGTACCCAAATATGCAGAAGGTCTTTGTAAGTGATACCGTTATTTGTTTCGTATACACCGATTACCGGGGCAGACTCAGAGCCATCAGGGTTGTTACCATTGATAGCAACGTCCATAGCCAGAGTATCCAGAGCATAACCCAACTGAACACCAAAATCACGAAGGTAGATTCCCAAGACATCGAGCGAAACATAGTTACGAACTTCATCAGTAAGTTTGAAACCTTTTCCGATTTTGAAGAGGCTAACTGATTTCTGTCCGAAGCTAACATCACCCAATGGGATAGTTTCTGCCTCATTAACCTTTGCAGGGGCAGCATCCGACATGTTAACCATCGGCATGATTGCTTGTAAACCATTGATTGGTTGGTCAGATGCAATGATATTTGGATAGAACGGAGCCTGGCGCATACCCAATGTGATAGCAGCACGAATGATTTCCGGAACAATCCAACGAATATTCTGTTGGGGCATTGTAAAGATGTTCTGCATCGTGTCCACTTTTGGATTGATGCCCATCTTTTCAAAAAGTTCATCTTCTGAAATACCCCATTTACCGGTAACCAATTCTCCAAAAGTTACCTCTACAGGCTTCTTGTCCTGTGAACCGGAACGAACAACTTCCAAGCTTCTTACCATTTCCGGCAGCTCATTCATAAAATCTTGAGCCTTCAATTTTGTAATATCTATTTTATTTTCCATAACTTCTTTTCTCTTATTTGATGAGTACTTGAATTACCTCATTTGCCTCTTCTGCTGGATTAAGGGCAATGAACTGGGTTGAAGTTGCTTGGTTAGCTTTTACGAATCTATCGTTAAGCAATTCTCCATCGGGAGTTACATAGCCAGCTTCGATATTTTCGTTTGATACCCAGTTACAAATCATGTAACCTTCCATAGCTACTGTTACCTCTACCGGGAAATTTCTTTGAGGTTGATAAGCAGGGTTAACGTTATCCGTTACTGCTACACCCAAATAAACTTGAGTAGCTGTATCAGTGCAAGGGTAAATCAAACCTTCTTCATTCAAAGCCACTGGCATACCCTGTACGATTTTCTCTCCAGCTTTAACATTGAAAGCCTGGTGCAATTTGTGTGACTCACTTTTGTAAATCACCGCTCTCGGGGTTCTTTCCCCAAAGAGAGTAAGTTGCTGAGGGTCGTTTACGATTTTAGTTTTTTCCATAACGCGGATTATTTATATTAGTTATTTGATTTTGTTTCGATACAAGTTATCGATTACATTCTTAGTACTCGGAGATTCTGAATTCCGTTGGGTATCAGTACCCTGGGTTCCAGTTTTACCCTCGGTATCATCCTCAGCAATTGAGGAAGCACGGTTGACGTCCTTAGAACCACATTTTGAGCAAGTGAGAGGGAACTTCTCTTCCAAGCGAGCTTGGTAATCCTTGGTCAAGGAAATAAGAGTAGTAATACCAGTAGTCTCGGCATTGAGCATCGTAACGATTGTCTCATCTACCTTATCACCCATCAACTTCTTGTAGGTTTCTACGGCATTTTCACGTAGAGAAGCAATGTGATTCTTTCCTACGGTTGCCATTTCCTTCAAGTTAGCTACTTCGGCATTCAAGTTGGTAATCTGTTCCGTAAGAGAAGTTTTCTCTGTAGTAAGATTATCTACCGAAGTTTGCAATTCGTTTCTGGATGATACCAAAGTCTGAATGCAGGCAATTACATTTTCCTGATTCATCTCTTTACCTTCTTCCAGGGTAAGCATGTTATCCCCAAAAAGGCTTTCAAGAAATTTTAGTAATTCTTCGTTCATGTTATTTTTATTTGAATGATTATCATTGGCATCATTATCATTAAAAGAACCCTGAGTATCGTCCTTTTCTTGATATGATGTTAAATCCGATTTGTAATCAGTAAAGAAGTATTGCTTCGATTTATCATCCCTATATTCTTCATAGGATGCCCAAGTTCTTTTGGCAAAAGTTGGGTTAATGATTTTACCATCCGAACCAATTTTCTGGGCAAATGAATCAGCCCCATGTGAAACTAGTGAGGTCTCAAGGTAACGAACAATTTCAGTAACAATTCTACGTACCATAACTCCCTTAGAGTCATAAGTACCCAGTTTCTGATAAAATTCGTCATCTTCCATTTGGGGATGGGATCTATCCCACTTAAATTGTACAGTAACTGAATTACTATGAATTGAAGGAGGTTCCATAAGGATGCCTCTAGCAATTCTTGGGTTTGCCTTACCATCGATTTTCAGAATACCGTTGATACCAGCGGGTATAGTAAAGCTACCGTCTTTATAGGATTCCTGCCACATTACTTGTGATACAGCACCAATAGCATTACCGATGTTGGTTTCATGGTCACAGTTTACTGTTTGACCAAGCAACATCTTCATAGAAGCCTTTAGTACTCCATTCTGACCAAAGTCTGTCGGGTTCCAATTCTTAGATACAATCGTTTCTGAAAGTAATCTGAACATTGGTTCGATAAACTCTTCGTCCTTAGGAGTTAGTTCCGATTTGTCTAGGTTGGGATAGTAAGTATTATAATTTATATCCCCTCCCCAAAACCCAAATTGAGCAATGGAATCCGGTGTAGGATTTTTCCATTTGTAATAATTCTCTGAGAAAGCCTTGGCTCCCACTGCTTCTGGGATATACCCAGCCATAATGGTATGGCCTTGACCTATCACCATAGAATCAAGATGCTCTTTGTTTTTCTTTGTAAATTTACTCATCTTGCTTTAGTATTTTGGTCTCCTCGAGAAGGAGCCGGGTTATTCTTATCTCTTGACCTACGAGCAGATTGGTTTTTATCATCTTGCCTTTGTTTCTTCTTAGTTCCTTCTTGGGGGTCTATATTACCTCCCTTAGCAAATTGGTCCTCAAGTGAAACTCTTGGTTCTTTCTCATCAGGAGAATCATAACCCATTGCCCAAGCATATTGCTCTTGACTAATGATACCAGCCTTATACAATAAGTCAAGGTTCTGTATCTTATACTGAAGACCTTGTTGGATTTTAACTTCATCAGAAACTGTAGAAGTTCCCCAATCAATCTTCATCCCCTTATTATTAAAGCCTGCCAGACGCAGTTCTAGAGAATAAAGTCGGTCTAATACATAAGCTACAAGCATTTGGATATTTTTTAACTGGCTAATCATCTTAGACAGCATTATACCAGTTGCACCTTCACCAGTAGTAGATGATACCCCAATGATAGAGCCATTAACTCCCAACCCATTTGCTACAGATTGTTGGTTCATATTCCAAGGCTTCTCGATATTACCGAGCTCCTTAGTAGTAGAATTTAGTTTGAATTCATGGTCATCTATGTAACCAGCAACTACTCCATCCTTCATACCCTCTTTAACATTACGTTTGAGGATATTGAGTTCATGGTATAATCTGGATTCATAAGATTTGATACTCTCATTTGGCCTTTGTGGAGATTTCTGCATCTTAGCTTCTAAGAAACCAACCATACCACAAATCTCCATGATATGTTTGAAGTTAATCTTCATATCATTTTGTCCTTTGAGAGAATCCAATGCAGGCATAAATGGAGGAACTCCATAAGGTTCATCGGTATCATTGAACATACCAACATAGAAATAAGTTTCTGGGTTAAGCTTAATATAATCTTGTTGCTTAACAAAGAAATTCATATTCTTTTGGTAAGGAGAATACACCCCATTTAATTCACGTTTAAACTTGATGTGTTCTGGCTTAAGGAATAATACAGTAGCCAAACCATCAAGCTTGTCATTTGGTACGCCTTCTACGGATATTGCCCCACTTACAAGAAGTTGAACAATCATTTTATTAACTAAACCATCTATACCAGCAGTATATCTGGCCCATCCCTTGGTGGCTTTCTTAAGATGTTCTCTCATCTTTGAAGCCTCTTCATCGGTATTATTAGGGAAAGTTACTGTATGACTGGTGTTAGCTAACTTAAACATATCTTGCAATGCAATGCCCATATCAGGATTTACCTTATATAAATCCCGAATTAAAGGTATCACATCAACACGAAAAGAGGGTTCAACTAATTTAGTCAACCCTTGTAATGATGTAATTAAGTTATCGCTATCATCGTCAACTGAAACCCTACCAGGTGAAATTGATGTGGCAGGCTTCTCCTCTTTATTAGAGGATGTACCATTCTTGGGATGGTCCTTCTTACGTCCCCAACCCCAACTAAAATTGAAGTACTTTTTCATCTTGGTTGTACGATTACGTTAGTTTTTCCTTTTCTTATGTGATTACATATTGCTTTTCCAAAGATATCATCATCGGCATATACATCTCCTTCAAGGTCTACATCTACAGCTGAATTGTTAGCCCTATGTTTACCCATTGCAACAGGTCTACCTAAACCATCATAAATGAAGGTATAAGCTTCTTGTACAAAGAATGGGTCCTTAATGATTACATGATCTAATCGAATATCTTCTTCCAAGTTTTCTATTATCACTGAACGATTCTTTTGGGTGGTTAACCAACCAGGGGATTTATCCATTTCAGGTCTACTTTTACCTTTTTTCTTTAGCATCTTCTGGTAGTAGTAAAGGTTAGGGTAGCCTTCATCTTGAAGCTTAGAAGTTACTGATAAACCAACGTCATTGGATTCTGGAGCTATTATTGCCCAGTTAAACAACTTCCCAGTATCACCAAGTAACTTAGCATAAGCTCCCACTGCCATTCTTCCCTTATATACTACTTGTTCTTCTCCTAGCTTATCCATACAAGTAAATGAAGAGTAGTCAGAAGCTCTACCAGTTGAAACGTCTGCACCAATGAAATATTCTTTATCTGATTCGGGTTCACAGAATTGTCGGTATTGACCATTAAACCTTTTCTTAATAACCGGGTAATCACTAAGGCAGTCTTCGATAGCCTTAATATCAGCTAAGTCGAAGACTGTATTACCAGATGATAAGAAGTCACCATCTATTTCTTGTGCAGTTCGTTTTGCTCCCAGAGCAGAGGACATTTGGTTATACCAGTTAATATCTCGTTCTGGGTGCATTTGCCAGTATAATCGAATTGGGTTAAATGGATTACCTCCTGCAATGGCATCTACCCAAGTTGAGTGATAGAAATTACCAACTCCATAGGGAGTGGAATTGACGATGGCAGCTCCACCAGTGGAAAGAGTAGGAAATGCAGCAGCCCAAATTTGAGCAGCCCATCTTACTACTGCTGCCTCGTCAATTACCAAAAGGGAAAGAGATTCCGAACGACCGGCTTCGGATGATGTCGGAATTGATTCAATAAAAGACCCATTATCAAATTCTATCATGGATGCTGATCCGTATTCACCAGCCCTACCGTTTATAATGGGAGTTTGAAGGTACCAGGGTAGATTTTTGTACATGAACTTAATCTTCTTAAGTACTTTTTTAGCAGTGGTATCCTTGATAGAAATAATGTTTATCTTTTTGTTGGGATGGTACATCGCCAACCAAAGACAGTACATAGAAATCAATTCTGTAATACCTGCCTGACGAAATTTCAAAATGATATTGAAACGTTGAGCAATAAAATTATACAAAACCGATTTTTGAAATGGGTAAAGTTCGAACCTTACCTTTCCCCTTACTGGATGTATCACATAACAGAAAAGACTGAAAAAGAAAACATCTACTGTAACCCTTGAGAGATTTGATAACTCTTCTCGAGTTAAAGTAGTTCTAGTTTCTGAGATAGTCTTTGCCATATCTAAAAGTTATATATTATTTGAAATTCGATGTCAGTACCTATCCCAGATTTTACCTTCGGATAGTAAAAGGTATTGACTCCGAATTTGTAATTAAATCTCTTAGTCTTGATTGAAAGACCAGCTCCCATATCGAAGAGATTATTGAAAGGTCTGTATTTGCCATAAACGTATGGACTAAGTGATAACCTTGTAACTTTCTTTCGAGTTAATTGACCTTCATACCAGTTATAGTTGTATTTATCTAAGTCAATTTTGAACAGCTTAGTTGAATAAGTTCCAGTCTGTTGATTGAATAAACTCAAATTCAATTTATTCCTCTTTAAAACCAATTGAACCAGGGAATCTTGTTTACTGATTAGAGGCTGTCTTATGGAATTATCAGGAAGAGAGTCTGACTTCTCTCTATCGTAAACTAAGATTCTATCTGGTTCTTTTTTCTCTGAAAAAAAGTTTTCAGGTTTAAAGGGTTTCTTGATGTAAACTGTATCTGGGATTTCATTGACCGCTTGTTCCAGAGAATTAATCTCTCGAGAAAGTTTGTAATTCCTGAAGCAAAGGTAAATAGTAAATCCTATTAGTATTAACGTAACGATATTTTTGGCTTTCTTCATAAACTAATATAATCTTAATAAACCCAGTACAAAAGAAGAAAAAAAAACCTCCTAAAAAAAAGAAGAATACAAGATAATATATTTCCAATCAATGGTTGTATACAACCATTGATTACATTGGTTGATTCCATCAACCAATGTAGGTAGAATGAATAATGATTATTATTGATACCTACCTATTGAGGTTAATTGTATAGAAGGTTTTTAAGAAGGAATTCCTGAAAGGGAGGAAGTTTTTCCCTTCTAGTACTTTTTGACACTTTTAAAGTCTTTTAACATTTAATCAAATCATCAACTTACCCTAGTTCTCTTAGTCTTTAAGCTCCTAGCATGCTTTCTAGTAATATTTTCTCCTAATATTAGGGCCTTACTCGGTTTCTTTTCAACCAACTTTGGTGAAATAGCTTCATACCAACCCTCTATTTGAGAGGCGCAAGCATCTAGTAAATTTAAATATTCCCTCTTCTTAGCTTCGAATGATTTTAACATTTTAGGCAATAAAAATCGGCTTTTTGAAACCGATTTTAAATTTGGGTTCAAACTCCAGTAGTAAGAAGCTAAAGCACTACTAAGTTTAGACTCTTCAGCTAGTACTTCTGATTCTAACTTCATTAATTTATATATTAATTTCACTTTAGAACCAGGTAGGTTTTTAATAAAATCCTCAGGTAATCTTGGTAAAGTTTTCATATTATATTTATGGTATTAAGTTAGTTATATATATGTATAATCCAATAGTCTACTTATCGGAGGCGTTTCTAATGCACCTTTTAAACCAAATCCCAATTTCTCCAACTGCCCCTTTGGCAATTGTATACCTTGCCTTGTTAAGCCAGTAAAGATAATTGCCTTCATCCATGAAAATCCTGTAGGGTTTAGGAAATCCCATGATTGCCTTGAAATCCAAAATCCCAAGAGGATAACCATCGGGTCGGAATTGTCTATCGGCAGGTCTCAGTGTTAAGGGGGATTTATCTTCTTCCAATCTGTATACTCCTGGGAGGGTACTCATCTTTGCTGTTTTGATTGGCCATTTCTTTTCAGCATGGAATGCTCCTACCCAAAGTCTATGTATTTTCTTTACTGTAAGATTTTTCTTTTCGGGAAGTTTTCGATAGTCATACATTGCCAGGGTTTTATCCAAGGGTATGTTATAATTTAATGGATTCTGGTAATCGTTAAGTAGATTTCTAGTAATTGTTGGGTTTTTTACTTGAAATACTTCATCAAAAGCATTCAAATATTTCTTACCAGTTTTTCTATGTACTCCAATGATAAGTAATCTCTTTCGTGATACTTGAGAGTTCCCATAGTCAGAAACTGACCTTTCATGAAAAACTAATTCATAGTCCTTAAAGGTTTCCTCAAAGAAATCCTTGGGAAGCAGAGATAGCAAACGAGGAAGATTTTCAATAAGAAAAATCTTAGGCTTATACTCTAATATTGCAGCAGTTACTAGATTTAAACTCCTGTTATTCTTAGGATTACCCAATTCCTTTACTTTAGATAACCTCATTACTGAAGCTATCCCGCAATCTGGGGAAGCAACCACAATATCTACTTTCTCATCAAATTCTTGTAAACAAAATCCCTTATAAAAGGGTATATCCCCAAAGTTTAACTTCCATTGACTCTCGCAACTAGTATGAAATACTCCTCTTGGTTCAATATTGGCTAGTATTTTATATTTCTTACTATGTAAAAATGGAAATAATAACGCCCCTTGGGCAGCTGAAACACCTAATATATTCATATATGAAAAATTTAGTTCAATGTAATGTACCCGGTTTTTGTAACTTATATGTTACTAAAGAAGGTAAAGCTTTTAAAATCCAATCCAATAATACTCTAAAAGAGCTTAAAGTAGGTTATAGAACTAACTCAAAAAGAAAGGGAACCTATATTAAGCCCACCGTTAGTGTTAGAGTTAGAAGTAGAAAACGTAACTCCAGACAAACTCTGGCAAGATTAGTGGCTTTAGCTTGGGTTCCCAATCCAGATAATAAAAATTGTGTATGTCATAAAGACAATAACCCTTGTAACAATCATTATAAAAATCTATATTGGGGTACAGTTTCTGAAAATAATGCACAAAAACAAACTGATGGCCGAGCTAGAGTTTACTCTGATAGATTAAGGCTTAGAGTATATAGATATAAGTTGAGACATCCCAATACTACCTCAAGATACTTAGCCCAAAAATTTAAAATAAGTAAGACTAAAGCTCGGTCAATTGTAACGGGAAAAGATTATGTAATTAAAAAGACCTATTTCTTGTAGCTTCTAAGTTTTACATACTTAACCCAGGAATAATGTTTACGTTTCCTGATATATTCCAGGTCGTGGTCATTATTATGGGCTTCCTCTTCGAAGCTTACATCATGGTATCTTTCGCTTTGTTTGTTCCACTTAGCAAAGAACATGATGATTAGGTACTCGATTGCATACCATAAGTAGTAGAATATCCACAACATCTCTTGCATTTGTTTGAGATGAATGTGCTCATGATTGTAATCATAGGTATCAAACTTAGCACCTTTTCTCACAAAGACAATTCCGAATAGGTTCATTGCCTTGTATCCCTTGAAAGGGATGAATTTGTTGTAAATTACCTTCATT